CCAGCCCGGCCACGGCGTCGGCGTCAGGAAACGTTTGCTCCGGAGCCCATGCGCCAGGATTGCCGGTCCCGTCGTCGGCAAGGCGGTAGCGCACCACGGGATAGACATCGTCGCGCTGGTAGTCGACGAGGCTCAGCCGCAGATAAACGGCGCCCCCGGAAGAGATCACGACGATCGTATCGATGTCCGGCGACGGTATTCCCTCACTCTCAGGCTGAAGCGGAACTGGCGGCGCTGCCCCTTCCTCCACTTCCGGGTCCCAACTGTCGATCGTGGCGGGATTGTCCGGCATCTGGATGAAGGTGATCTCGAAACCGCCCTTCGTCAGCGCAAGCGTCGATTTTCGATTGGCTACCACTTTCCCGTCGAGCGCCGGAATCCTGTTCGGCGTCGACAGCCTCACCCATGGCGCATAAACGGCGTTGATGGCCGTCAGCCGAAGATCGAGCGATCCTCGCTTTTTGGCCTGCAATCGCAGCCATTCCCGCTTCCCAAGGCGGCGAGCCTGACGCCATTGCTGGACCCACGGATAGTTTGCTTCTTGCGACAGCACCCGGCCGGCGAGGATCTGCGCAGCCGGATCCTCGAAGAAATCCGTATCGGTGGTCGTGTAATCCGTCGCCGGATAGGTGAATTTCGGCACGAGCCGGTTCACTTCCTCCTCGGGCAGCACGTCATACTGCAGATGGTGGCCAACTATATCGGCATCCGAGACTGTAGCGATATATTTCTCCCGGAACTTCCCGGAGACGAACAGCAGCGCGCCATCGCCGCGCTCGCACATCCAGCCATCGCAACTCGCCAGGATGGCATTGGTGCCGGATTTCGGGTCATGCTCCGTCGTGTCGAAGCCCGAGCATTCATACCGCTTTTCCGTCCCGCCGATGGCCAGCGCGACATTCTCGTCGCAGACATCTGCTTCCTCCTGCCACATGTCGAGCACCGGCAGGATGGCGCGCTTGTAGTCGCGCTTCGTGCCGAACGGATTGAAGCACTCGTGCCAGCACAGGATCAGCGCAGAGTTCTTGCTGTAGGCCCAGGTCGATTCGTCCTCGGGATCCTGATCGGGGTCGCGGAAATCCCACACGAGGGCCATTTCCACGACAACCGACAAAACAGGCCTTCCATAGGGGAAGAGCTTGTTCTGCCGCTTCGCGCCGGTTGACTGAGCGATCATTGCCACGGAGGCTTGACCGTCGCCCCGGTGATTATCGGTCCAGATGCCGGTGGAACTCAGCTTGGCGACGACGTCGGAATAAGGTGTCTCCGGCACCGCTCCGAGGCGGCTCCATATGCTGACGTTGTTTTCGTAGCGCTTCCCCACCGGATCGACGACGTTGTCGGTGAGGGTGACCAGATCGTCGTTCAGATAGTACCCGACGAACGCATTGACGCGATGCCCGGCTATGGCCTGGACGGAGATCAGGAAATCGTCCTTCGCCTCCCAGAGCATGAATGCACCGGCGACCCGAACCCGGCCGACGCCCCAGAACCGAAATGGTATCGGCTGGGTGAGCGGCTGCCTCCCGTCCTCCGGCTTCGGCGGCTTCGGAGCGAGGAGATATTGCAGCCCGGCCGTGATGGCCGTAGTGGCGATCGCTGATGCAATGGCCGCATAGGATATGGTGGACCCGAACAGTGTGAAGCCGCCGGTACCGAAGATGGCCGTGAAGAGCGGGGTGAAGATCGGGTCACGACGAACCGGCCATTGATACTCCCCTCGCCAGCCGCCGGCGATGATCTCTTCGCTGGATGCCGTCTCGTAGGCGCCAAGCCCCGGCCGGTAACTGACGCGGACGCTTCGCAACGCCTCGCGCAGTACATTTTCGATATCGCTCATAGGATGCGCCATGCCGCCCCGGTGAAATCGAGCTTCTTGACCATCGGGCCGCGCACCGACATGACGGCCCAGAGCGGACCGAACCGGATGCCCGGTATCGCTCTGATCAGGATCGCGCCGGCCTCGAAGCCAACGGGGGCGTTGACGATGCCGATGTCGCCGTCCTGCAATTCGACGGTGCGCAAGAAGCCCAGCGGCTCGAGGCGGGAACCCACGAACGTCTCGACGTCGCCCGCAGCGTCGACGATCGCATTGGCTTCTTCGGCCGTGTCGTAGGTGCCGCGGATTTCGCCGACAGGATCCTTGCCTGTCGCCGCGATCACCCATTCTCCAGGAAAGGTCGTGCAGTCGCAGAAACCCCATCGCCATCGATGAGGCAGCTGCAGATATTCGATCAATTGCATCGGATCATAGATTTGGTAGGTTTCGCTGATAGAGGGAGCCGAGATGAACAGGCTGGTGATTTTGTGCTGCGTGCTCTTAGCGGGATGTGCGACGCAAGAATCCGTCAAATTCGTGGGTCCGTCCGGCCAATACGGCAGCGGCCAGATCGCGATGAACGGGGCGATGGGCGAAGGTCGCTTTTCCGTGAAGGACGAACAGAGATCCTGCGCTGGTCACTTCTCCTCGTGGTCAAATTTGACCATCACGTTCCCCGTTCAATGCTCCGACCTTATTGCCGGCACGGTAACACTGACGCGCCCCCAAGACGGACCTTTGACGGCAACCGGAACCATGGTCTTGAGCAACGGTCAGACGAAGCAAATCGTCTATGGGCAGGCCACTCATCAATAGTTTGGCCATACCGGCGCCACTCCCCGGGCCAGGCGGGACGTACCGTCGCAAAAGAGATCGGTCGGATAGAGCGCCTTCTGATGAGCAGAGGACCATAGAGACGCGGAAGCGCGCGAACGCGTGTTGTTGCCGGAGACCGAGGCCAGGCTGATCGCCGTAGTGGCGTTTTCTGTCTCTTTCACGACCTCACTCGTTTCAGTGACGTGCGAAGCGGTGCCGCCCCAGATCGCGACCGGTGACGCCGTCGGCTGATAGTGGTCGTCGAGGGTCGTCAGCCCTATTCGAATGTCCCTCCCGCGGACCGGTGGCATCTCGTCGAGAACCTTCTGCGCCGTTGCAGGATCGATGCCGGCGATGCCAAATTCGACGCTGTCCGATTGCCCGTTCACGAGGACCTCAAGCGTCGGAACGTTGAGCAGCCTGCCGCCGCCAAGGTAGACGGTGCCCTCCTCATCGATACTGTCGAAGCCGGCCGGAATGTCGTTGACGCCCATCCAGATGTGCAGCGCCGGATTGGTATCGAGCCGCAGGAAAATTCCGAGCAGATGGCTCGATGCCATCGTCTCGATCACTTCCGACGGCACATATTCGCTGGAATAGGAGCCAATCTGGTCGGCGAGATCGTCCATCCACCCCATCTCAGAACGCCTCCACGAACTGGATCGTTGGATTTGAACGCCAGAAGCCCTCGACCTCCCATGGCAGCGTAAAACCGGTCGGGAACTTCATCACGCAACGCGGCCGGGCGAACTCGACGCGGTCGCCGGCAGACACCGCTTCGCGCAACGCCGGAGCGATCGAAATCATGTAGATTGGGGAATCGGGATCGGTCTCATCGATGTCATCGACCTCCCAATAGCGATAGGCGCGCCAGCCCTTGGTAGGGTGGTAGATCGAAAACCAGTCCGACCAACGGAGCTTCCGTCCCGCGCCGAACAACTGCATCTTGAGCGTGCCGGCGTTGAGGGGGGCATCCTCGGTAACGGTTCCATAAACGGTGGCCTGGCTATAGCCGCTGGCGTCGGAGAACTTCGAACCATCGGAATGCGGAATGCCGGAGATGGTCGGCTGCGGGATGCCGTTCGTCGTCGGGAATGGCCCCATCCAGTCCGACAGGATCGGCACATTGATGAAGCGGAAGGAGCCATTCATCCGGGCCGCGACGAAATTGCCGTACTCGTGCTCCTCCGGGCTCTGGGCGAAGCAATTCTCATAGGACGCCACCATCATGCCGCCGCCCGTCATCTCGATCGAGATGCTCTCTCCAAGGCCGTTGCGGCCGCTGTCTATTCCCCCGCCCTTTACGTCAAACGACATTTTCCCGGGCTTGAGGAAGTCGACGAAAAGCGTTGGCAGATCGGTATAGCGCGCCATCCGTCAGCCCTTCTGCGAGGCGAAACGCTTCTGCAATTCGCCGAAGCCGCCGCGGCGCTGGCTCTCGGAATATTCGGCGACTGCCGACCGGCTCTCCCGCTTCGCGATATCTGGCGCCTCCCGGTGAACGACATCGACAATTGCCGGCTCGAACATCCCGCTCGCCCCCCGAGCCCAGCCAATGGATATGTGCATGCCGCCGGCAGGGCTGGCGCCAGATCCATTGCTGTTCGCATACGGTAGCGCGCGGACATAACCGCCGCCGGCATAGCCCGGCAGCTTCCGCAGGCGTTCCAGATTGGAAACGCCGATGCGGGCTGTCGAGTCGGCATCGAAGACGAACTCGCCGCGGTGAACGTAGCCAGCGACGTCATACTTACCGCCGTGGCCGGTATAGCCGCCAACATCGTAAAGACCGCCAGGTCCAGCAGCGACCGCCGCCATGGCCGTCGCAGACAAGCTGCGACCGCCCCCGAACAGGCTGCCGAGGAAGCCAAAGATACCCCCGCCGCCGCCGGTAGGAGCCGCAGGGAACACATTCGAGAGGTTCTGGCCCAGACTGCCGAGCCCGGCGCCGAACGTGCCGAGCCCTTCCGTCGCCTTGCCGAGCTGGTCGTTGAACTTGGCGACATAGGACGCGCCCGTGGTGCCGAGTATATCAGCAGCACCGCCCCCGGAGCCTACGGAGCCCGGCCCGCCAAACCATGCCTGTGCGGCCCCGCTCGGCCCGTACTTGCTGAGATAGCCGCCGAAGACCTTCTGGAACACGGCGTCCTGCGCATCCGGATTGGCAAGGAACTGCGAGGGCGTCAGTGAGGAGCCAAGCGCGGATTGCGTCCACGCTCCGACATTCGAACCCATCACCCCGTAAGCGCCATAGGCGCGGTCGCCTGAGACCAATACCGGGCCGAGAGCGCCATAGTTACCGCTGCTTTCCATCGAGCGGATCGCGGAGGCGGAACGTTGAAGGATATCGCCGAGCGGCGCGCTGGTGACCGCACCAGGCGCATAGTTGTCGTTGGCGCCGCCCATGAGCTTGCCGACAACGCCTGTGGCGAGGCCAACCACACCGCTGCCCGAGGCCGCGCCGGCCGTCGGTCCCATGCCCATTGCGCCGGCCAGGATCTTGAACAGGATATCGCCGAGCTGTTCGATCGCTTTCTGCTCATAGTTCTGCAGACCGGCTAGCAAGGCGGCTCCGAAAGCCTTGCCGATGTTGCCGCCGCTCGACTGCAGGGTGGATGAGAAGGTACTGACGAAGGCCTGGGAGGCGGTTCGCATCTCCGACAGCTGTTCGTTCTGCCGAATGGCTTGTGCCTGCGGGCTGTTCAAATCGATCGGCAAGCCCGCGCCTCGCTGTGTCGACGCGATCTGCTGGTCGATCGGCGAGCGGAAGAACTGGTCGCGGGTGAAGGCGAGATCGCTATCCAATTGCGCCGCTGCGCGCGCCTGAGCGAGCTTCCCGAGTTCGACGGCGAGTTGCTTCACCTGCTCGATCTCGTTGCCGTAGTACTTCTGGAACTCGGTCTCGCTGGTGATCCCGTTCTGAGCGGCTTCCTGCCGGAGAGCCGACAACATCTGGAACGCCTGCTGCTGCTCGGTGACCTCGCCCGTCGTCTTGCCGATAAGCGACAGATCGAGCTGCGCCGAGGCGAGCGTCTGCTGGTAGGAGCGAGCGCGCTGCTCCTGCGCCTGCTGCAGTTGATGCTCGGCTTCCAGGAGTGCGCGTTGACCGGCGAGGTCGATGCGCAGCTGACGTTCCTGCGGCGTCTCACCTCCATTGACCGTGGCCGCTGCCTGCAGGCGAGCAGCGCCAGCACGTTCCAGAGGAGATCGAGCTCCTATCCCGGCGATATCAGCCGTGAAGCTCCGCTGCATACGCGAGAGTTGCGTCTGTTCGTCGGAAAGCGCCTTGTTACGGTCGTAGGCGCCCGCATTAGGGGCCAGATAAGCCGGAAGACCACCCGGCCCGTTAAAACCACCTGCAATACCGTGAACGACCGCAGCGGTCCCCTGCATATGCCGCTCAAGTTCTGCCGCCGGATTCACGGCGTCCTGGAGCGCCTTATAGAAATCCTGAGTGCTTTTCGAGAGATCGGGATTCAGCCGCAGCTCGCCAAGACGGCGCTGCAACTCGATCGCGTCGATCTGACCCGTCTTGATGCCTTTGGAAATCTCGGCGAACGCCGCTACGCCTGCTTTCCCGACGCGAGCGAAATCAGACTGCCCGGTATCTCCCTGGATGAGAAGGTTGAACTGGACGCGGAAATCCCGCATCGCCTTCTGATATCTTTCGGTTTCGTCTTTCGCCTGCTGGGCACTGTCGGCGCTAACGACCGATTGGGGAAGAAGTTTCGCCTGGTCTTCGTACTGTTTCGCCGCAGCCGCCGCCTGGGGGAAGGACTTCGTGATCTCGTCGATGAAGGACTTGTGGCCCTTCAGGACATCATCGATGCTTTTGCCGCGGCTGACGATCGCCGCGCCGAATTGCACCGCTGCTGCGGCAGCCGCCGTCAGACCGACCGTGACTAGTGTCGTCGGGCTCAGCAGAGACATCAAACCGGCCTTGAGCGCGGTCACTCCGCCACCCTGTTCCAGGGCAGTCGCCAGCTGCGGGCCTTGCTGCAACGCCAATATCGCCGGGTTTTGCCCCATGGCGGACATCATGACGATGTCCTGAAGCTGCTGACCGGCGTTGAACCCAGCAGCGCGTTGCGCACCGGCAGATATCGGCACATTGCCGTTCGCCGGGACAATCCGGCGCTGCTGTTCGATCCGAGCGTTCGCGCTGGTAATCGCGTTGGCAAGCTCGATCTGGCCCTTTGCGGCAAATTGAGCGGCGTCGCCCATCAGGCCATACTTGCGGTAGATGCCGTCAAGAATGGGCTGCGCCCGCTCGATCGTCAGATTTCCCTTTTCCATCTCGCGCGAAAGAGAGTTGAGCGCGGACTGGAAACGCTGGGCTGACGCGTAGCCATCGACATACTGACGGGACAAGCGGCCAACGACATCGCCGGCCTGGCTGATCTTGCGGTTGACTTCGTTGGAAGCCACGCCAACGCCCGCAACCGACTTCCCGGCCGCCGCCGCTGCGGCGTCGAGCTGCTGCGCGCCCTGGACGAACTTCGACGGGTCGAGGTCCGGACGCACAGCCAGCGATGAAAGCTGAGTGGTCATGTTGATGCTGTTCCAGATGAACGCTATCGTCCCTGCGCTTCAGCAGGAGGCGAGAATGGATGCTTGGCTAAAGGGCCTGGTGGCAGCCGCATGCCTTGTGATCATCGCAGGCGGCGCGGTCTATGTGTGGGGCTGGATGAGTGACGCTATGAAGGCACGTCAATTCGAGACCGCCCGGATTTCCTGCATCGTCGACCTTCAGAAATTCTATGGCGATCGGGTCAATTCCGATCTCTCCAGCAAGGTCAACAATTGCATTTTGCTCGGCTACCTATCTAACGGCGAAGTCTACACCAAACTTCACCCGAAGTTCGATTGATCTGCCTTCGCCTTGTCCTGTTCGGCTCGATATTTCAGCCATTCGGCGTCCATCGCGCCCATGAACGCACGAAAGACCCGGAACTCGGAACCGAGGATCCCGTGGTCGCGTGCGTATGTACTGAGCGCCTGGTAGGAGATCGGACCCTCGCCGCCCATTGCGCCATAGAAGCGATCGAACCGAAGCGCTTCCCAGGCATCCCAGTAGAGCTCATGCCAGGAACGGGGATCGAACTCGATGTGCGGACCGGCGGCCGTCTGAAGCCATTCGACATCAGGCTCAGAGGCGGCAAGTTCGTCGAGCCAATCCTGAACTTCTGCGGATCGGCCTTCGCGCGCTAGGCGGCTGCGGAAGGCCGCTTGGAGTTTTTTGCTTCGTCCTCGACGAACTCGATATCGACCTGCGAGACCTGCCCGGCGCAATACTCAACCGCCGCGACGACGTTCCGGAATTTCGGGTCCGAGAGCGTCTCCATTGCCTTCTCCCCTGAATACTCGACATCAAGGCCGCGCCAGCCATGCAGGATGTGCTTGGCATAGAGTTTCCCGAGTTCCGTCGTGACGATCTCGCGCGGGATCGGCTTGCCCTTATGCTGCCGCGACAGGCGCTGCATCAGAAGATCGCGGGCCGTCGCGTACTGCGGGATGAGCAGCGAGGAGACGTTGAAGGCGACCCCGGGCCAGTCCGGGAACTCGATCCAGTCACCTTTGACCTCGCGATCGAGATCGGCTTTCAGGGATTCCAGTTTGACGGTCATGATTGATCCTTGTCGGGAAAGGGTGGCCGGGCGCCCGACACGCCCGGCCATTCAGCGCTGAACTCAGTCCTTTGCGGGCTGATCGTCTGCCGTGTCGGCGGCAGGTTCGGCAGCGGGTGCGAGTAGCTTGCCAGCCGCCTTTCCCTCGTCACGCATTTTCAGCGCGAACTCAGCGGGCACCGGCGAGGAGACCACGCCTGCCCGAAACGAGACGGCATTCTTGTCACCGGTTGCCCAGGGATCGCCGCGGAAGTCGATCAACGGAAGAATGGCTTCCGGCGGCCCGGCGGCGTCAGTCGTGCGTTTCGCCATCAAGAGGCATCCGTCTTCGTGATGCTGAGGCTGGCGCTGCTGGTCGCGTCGTAAAACGCCTGGAACGGAACTTCCAGCACGACGGGCTGACCATTGCCGGGAGCGGCGGGGCCGCCATCGGTGAACTTCACCTTCGGGATGGCGAAGGTGTACTTGTTGCCGGCCGCGTCAGTCATGTCGAAGCTGATCGCCACGTCCTCATGGTTCAGAACGGCCGAATAGGCGGCAAGGCTTTCGAACAGCACCGTCATCGTGCCAGTAACCTCGAAACGCCCGAAGCCATGGCCGTAGGGCGCGTACTGTCCAACGACATCGACCTGATAGATATTGTTGTTGATGCGGAACGAGAGCGCCTGCACCTTCGGAGACGACACGAGCGAGGTCGAGCCGATCGACAGGTTCGCGACATTGAGACCGGCGTTGAAATCCTCGGTCGTCGTGGCGGCCGTATAGGTCGCGCCGGTGATGATCGCGCTCGTCGGCGTCGGGCTGTCGATGCCCATGATGCCCCAGGTCGCCTGCACCGGCTGGCGCGAGCGTAGAGTGAGGTCAAGCGTATTCCAACGGCAACCGCGATATCGGATGTAGCTGTCCGTCACGCCCTGCTCGTAGGTGAATTCCAGCGTACCTGTTTTCGGCGTGACGCCGTTCTTCAGGACATTGGTGGAGAAGGCAGCACAAAGCAGCCGCTCCAGCCAACTGTCATAGGTTCCGTAGGAGAACCGCGTGTCGATCGACCCGCTGACGGCGCGGCCGACATCGGTGATGCCCGGGACATTGCGGTCTGCGCGAACCTCGTCGGAGATATCGACCTGCTTGTTGATGCGCACGCTGGCCGTGCGGTAGCGCATGACCTGAAAACCGGGCGTGTCCGGCGTGGTGCCGATCGTCGCCTCGGCGATATCGGCCAAACGTACCTGTGAACCATCAGCGAAGCTCATGGCATGTCTCCTTCAGTTTTCGGAATGGCCGGCAGCGCCGGTTACGTGGCCGAAGTGATATCTCGGCGCGTCCAGTAGATGGTCAGGGCGAGCGACCAGTAATTCGGGAAGTCTCGGCCGGGATTGCCGGCGCCGAGGGACATTTCCGGCATGAACAGGCCGTCGATCGGCTTTTCGCGGAAGAGGTTCATCAACGTGCGGGCGTAGATGCGGGCGCTGGAACTCCCTTCCCCGCTTGGCACCAGGACATGCGCGTAGGTGACTCCGGTCTCTTCCCAGACGTTGGCGCCAGGCGCTCCCGTCGTATCCTGCCGATAACTGTCGCCGTATACCTCGACGTATACCCAAGCCGGCGTGTTCGCGTCGAGCAAGTCCTGACAGAAGTCGTTCTCATAGCGCACTGGCAATGCGCCCGATCCGGCCGCATAGGTGTCGAGCACGCCCTTGAAGGCGTCGAAGGCTGTCGGACTGGACATCAGAGCACGTTGATGATCATGGCGGGATAAGTGATCGGCTGGC